CGTGTTCTGGACTACGTTCATGAACAACTCGGCATTCTTTTCGGCCGGCAATAAGAACTTTCTAGCAGGCACCGACACGGTTCTTTCCATCGATGGATTGACGAAAGCAGAAGTCGCTTACTACGACATGGTTGACTCCGATGGCAAACCTATCGGTACCATGCCAGCGATTGTAGTGGTCCCCACCGCACTTTCAGCCATTGGTTCGCAGTTATACAAATCGACGGAAATGAAGGACAACACGCCTAACGCTCGTGTCCCTATCACCAATCCTCATAACGGCAAATTCCGTGTTGAGGTAAGTCGTTATTTGAGCAATTCCAATTACGTCGGCAACTCTGCGAAGGCGTGGTATCTGCTTTCCGATCCAAACGACCTCCCCTTGATTGAAGTCGCTTTTCTCAACGGTCAAGAAGCTCCGACCATCGAAACGGCCGAAGCCGACTTCAATGTTCTCGGTGTGCAGATGCGAGGCTACCACGACTTCGGTGCCAGCCTTCAAGATACACGCGCTGCTATCAAGAGTAAGGGTGAAGCCTAAGCCTTGGTCAGCCCTTTTTCATTGCCAACTTACGATTCAACTAACGAGGTTTAAGAAGTCATGCCACAAGCAACATTTATCCAAGAAGGCCATAACATCGATCACACACCTGTGGGTGCCTTGGCATCGGGAGATGTCGTGGTCCAGGGTGATTTAGTGGGTGTCACCCTTCGTCCCATCGCTGCGGGGGAATTAGGTTCGCTGGCCGTCGAGGGAATCTTCGACTTCAACAAAAACACCGGGGTCGCATTTACGGTGGGAACGATCCTGTTCTGGGACGACACCAACAACGTTGTGACCACAACTTCCGCCGGAAATAAGTCGATCGGTAAGGTAGTTCGCGCGGCGGCTTTAGCAGATCCGACTGTTCGCATACGACTGAGCCAATAGCCCAACATCATGTCTCGATGGTGACCCTAACAAATTCTTTCTCTTTTACTGTAGGAATAAGTATGAAAACAAAGTTGCTGTCGTTCATTTCCGTAGTAGTTATTTGCCTTGGCAGCGGCTCGTTCGCCCAAGAGAAAATCTGTATTGATGGCCAATGTCAATCGCGTCCGGGTTTGGCCAATACCATCGTACTAGACCCGTTACGAGAGCAACTGACGCTTGTTGGGCGACAGACGAAAGTCACTTCCGCAGTAGCGTCAGGGGATCGTTTCGAAAAGGTGATTCAAGCCACGGTGCGTGTGACGGTCAGCGGTGTTTGCGGTAGTGGCACGGTTGTCGGCCGTAGCCAGGAAGGCAATGCGATCGTTCTTACGAACGCCCATGTGGCCGGCACCACTCGCGGCCGATCGGTCAATGTGGAACGCTGGAATACCAATGGGACAAGCGAGAAAGGGACGGGCACGATCATTGCTTCGGGCTATGGTCGAGGGACTAGTGTCGATTTCGCTCTGCTCAAATGCAACGAAGCGTTTGCTAAGGACGTTGACCCGATCCCACTAGCGGATCGCTACCCCAACAATCAATCTTCTGTAACAACATTTGGTTGCCCGCGTTGCGAATGGCCCAGCTTGCAGGTTCTCCGACTCAATCGCAAAGAAGGTCAGATCCTTTCCTGGAAACCGGAGGCCGTCGGAGGTCGTAGCGGTTCGAGCTTAATCGACTATACCGACGAAGGACCGCGAGTTGTGGGACTACTGACTTGGGCAGGTGGTGGTGAAGGCCTAGGACAATCAACACCGTTTTTGCTTAGTGCGATGCGCGGGAAACTACCGACAACTTTGGAAGCCTTGCCTGCAGGTGCAAAGGAAGTGAGTGCCCAAACGAAGGAACTCTCTGTGCTCGCCCAAGTACCTTCCACAACCCAAGGCAAACCGCTGAAGTGGCCAATGCCCTTAGTAGCCAATACTCAAGTGCAGGACGATGTCATCGACTCCATCATTGAACGTCCGCGAATCAAGCCAGCCCCTCAAGAACCGGACGATTCCGGATTATTGCGGGATCAGTTACGCCCCAGCCTTCCCTGGACACCGACGGGATTGGTCGCTACTTCGGCTGCTTCCAGTATCTTGCTCTTTTTGACGCTGCAATATGGTTTACCACTCGCACTGCAAGCGATTCGCAACATTCGCAAGTCCCGTGGTAACACGTTGCTTAACGATGAGCAATTCAAGCAGTTGATGGACCAATACCAACAACTGCTCAAACTCATGGAGCAAAACAGCAAGCCACCACCGAACATCAAGTCTTGAGCGGATGATTACTATGGCAGACCTACTTCGCTTAGGGCAAGAGTGGCTCGCTAATCAGCTTAAGACACATGCGTCCAAAACGGTTGTCTACGTTAGGGGAGCCAACCAGACAAGCGTCACGGCCATCATCGGACGGACGCTACTCAAACTCGAAGATGGTTACGGTGGAGTCCACATGCAATGGACCGATCGTGATTTTCTTATTCCACCTGACGAACTGGTGCTCGCCGGCTCGCAGGTTGTACCGGAGCGTGGTGACACGATTCGCGAAGCCGAAAACGGCAAGATTTACGTCTATGAGGTCAACGTTCCCGGAAGCGAACCAACTTGGCGGTGGTCCGATCCCCACCGAAGACTGCTTCGAATCCACACCAAACAGATTGGGATTGAATAATGCCCGCCAATATCGTCGCTATCGCAGATGCCGTGACCGCTGAGCTGAATGGAAACTCATTCAGCCAGCCGTTTACGGCCCAGCGGCTTTATCTACCGGTCTTCGATCTTCAGTCGATGTCTGAATTGAAGGTAACGGTTGTCCCAAAAGGCATCACCACTTCGTCGCTCGATCGGTCGCGCGACAACTTTGATTACCAGATCGACGTAGCAGTCCAAAAGAAAACACCCAACGAAATCGAAATCATCGATTCGCTGATGCTCTTGGTCGAGGAGATCGGCGATCACTTCCGTTCCAATCCACTAGCGAGTTATCCAGGTGCCCGCTGCACTGGCGTTGAAAATACACCGGTCTATGCACCTGACCATTTGTTAGAACTGCGGCAATTCACCAGCGTCCTGACTCTCACGTTTCGGCTTTGGAGATAAAAGATGACAACTGGAGACGTCGGACCTTATCGAATGCAGTTCACTAACTCACGCGGAGTCACTCGCGACATTCCGGGACTGGATGATCTGGACGATATGTTCAAGGTCAAATCGATCCAAAAGAAGTTCCGTGACTCTTGGACGAGACCACTCACCGATCAATGGGAAGTAAACACCAGCGGCGGCTCAACGGCCAGCGTGTCGGCCGGTGTATTGACTATCTCCTCGGGAACGACCGCAGGCGGATTCGTCGAACTACTTTCGAAAGAAACGTTCACAATTCCTTTCCGTGCAATGATTGCAGTGCTGTCGGGTGCAACACGCCAAGCCAACACGCACCACATTATCGAAGCAATATCCGTGGATCCAATCACGGGAATACCGGATGGCAAACAGAGTCTCAACGTCGATATCGGTGGCGCTGCAAGCATGACCGTAACTCAGATGGTCTATAGCGTGCAGAATGGAGGCCTAGCCCCCATAGCTTCGGCAGTCTCGACGATCGTCACAACGGCCGCTTACTCGATCCTGGAGCTTGAACCCTTTTCCGATGAGTGCTATTTCCACTCCCGAGTGATGGATTCGACGGGTGGGCGTTCGAACTCGTACGTGCGTCACCAACAGATTCCGGATCCTACAGCAACTTACAAGATTCGAATCCGATCCATGAACCATCAAGCATTTCGAGGCGTGACGAATGCAATCGCTGGTCCTGGGAATGTCATTCGACTTACCTCTACAGCCCATGGCTATACGGGCACACCGACAATCTGGGTTGACCATCTGGGCGGAGTCACCAACAACGGAATGACTTTGCGTGGCAATTATTCCGCCACCGTGATCGATGCTAACACTCTTGATCTGAACGGAACCATCTTCGGAGGTGCTTATATTGCCGGTTCGGGACAAATCGCGCTCGCGGCAGCACCTGCGGCGAACATCAACTTTCAATCCCAATTCATCAATTGCCAAGACTATGCGGAACTGACAGCCGAAATCACCGCAGGCCGAGGCCAAACGGTCATTGGTCAGGGGCTTGGAGTTATATTAACCGGGGCAACCGCAGCCACAACCAACATCGGAACCGTAACGGCCAACGTGGCTGGCCAAGCGGCCCACGACGCCGTGATCAGCGGTAACCCCGTCCGTATGGCGGCTCGTGCTCTCACGGCAGCGTACGCAAGCGTCGCTACTGGAGACGTGGCAGACTTGGTTTCGACCTTGCAAGGTGTTTTGGTCACTCGTCCATGGCAGATACCAGAACTCGAATGGTCCAGTGTCGCAGCGGCCGGTGGAGTCATTAATACGACCGATGTTGTTCTCGCGCCAGCAGCCGGGGCAGGACTGCGGCGCTACATCTGCTCCCTGCAACTCTCCAACAATTCTGCGGTCGCAACCGAAATTGTTCTCAAAGATGGCGCTGCGATCATCTGGCGTGGTCATTTGCCAGCCAATGCACCAATGTCTGAAATCATCTTTGAGAATCCACTCAAAACAACCGCGAATACGGCACTGAACTTTGCGTGTATCGCCACCGGTGCTGCCATTTACGTCAACGCTCAAGGATTCACAGCCCCATAACCCATGATCGATGTCAAAGTCACCACGAAAAAATCGTTCGACAGGGTCAAAGCGAAAGCGCAACAAGGCAACTTTAAAAGCCTTGGGCATGCAGCTGCATCGATTCGTTTGATGGCTCGGCGGTCGATCCGTCGACGCCAAACGGCAGCGATGCCTGGCACACCACCTAACACACGTCGCGGCCAACTGAAACGCTCCATCGTGTACGCCGTGGATAAGCAGCGAGGTGTGGCTTTGATCGGCCCCGACTTCGATGTCGTCGGTGTTGCCGGCAAAGCCCATGAGTTCGGAGGTCGATTTCGGCGAGAACGTTATCCCAAACGGCCATTCATGGGACCAGCACTGGAAAAAGTCAAAGATCGCTTACCCCCGCTGTGGGCTAACAGCGTTCGTTAAGGAGTACGAAATATGCCAGCCAAACT